CGGCGCTGGCTCCGTGTCGCTGGCGGTGGCCCATCTACCGCCGCATCAGCACTTGGTGCCGGCGCACACTCACGGTTTCAACGACCCAGGTCACAATCATGGCCAGTCAGCGCATGGTCACGGCTTCAATGATCCCGGCCATGCTCACAGCTACAACACGTGGGGCAGCGCCTCGACTCCGGTCTATGCTCAAGCGACCTACTATCAAGGCCTGGTGGGCGCGACGACGAGCGTCAACGGCACCGGGTGCTCCGTCGCTGCCGGGTACGCCAACATCAACGCCGCGGCAACCGGCTGCTCCATCGCCAGCAACGGCCCTTGGGGCACTGACCCCAGCTGGGGCCAAGGCAGTGCGGCGGCGTTTGGCATCTATCCGCCCTACATGGGCTTCAACTTCATCATTCGGTATTACTAATGGCTATCAATCCGATCCGCCTCCTGCGTAGCATCATCAGCGGTGTGCGCCCGCCATCGGCTAAGATGGATGGCGAGCCGTATGTCAATCTCGCTGACATGCAGTTCGGCGTCATGATGAGTGGCGCGCCTCAGGATCTACTCGGCATCACGATCTTCTCGACTACCGCCTCTTACCCAGCGCGAGTGACTGTCGTCTATCAAGGAACACTCTATCAATCTCTGGTCGCCGTGAGCCCGGGCCCGTGGAGCGCGTCGCAGTGGACGAAGTACACGACAGCGGCCTAGATGAGCATCATCCCGTATCAATGCGCCGTTGGTGACGCGCAGCCGGTCACGCTCCCAGTCGCGTCGACCACACCGCTTGCGCCGCCCGATAATTCGGTCGACACCAACGACGTCATCATCAGCGGCAACGGCACCATCAACTCATTCGGTGTCGGGCCGATTGGCGTGCCCGTCACCAAGAGGGTGTGGCTCCAGCCCGTGGGCGGCTCAATAACGCTGGTCAACAGCGCCACCATGAGGCTCCTGGGTAGCGTCAATCACACCACCAGCAATCAGAGCATCGCCGCCTATCACTGGGACGGCGTGTCTGTGTGGTTCGAGCGGAGCTTCCAGGACTCGACAGTTTACGCGCCGGGCGGCGGCACAGGGCCGATGGGTCCGCAAGGGCCTCAAGGAACGCCTGGGACGCCCGGCAGCACGGGTCCACAGGGACCGCCGGGCCAACAGGGCTCGACGGGCCTAACCGGCCCACAGGGGCCGCAGGGCGCTCCGGGGAGCACCGGCCCTGCTGGGGCGACTGGAGCTGGGTATCAAGTCGTCGGCTTCCCTAACTCCTACACGATCGCCACTGGGCCGGTGACATTCCACATCGGCACCGGCTTCGCCTATAGCGCCGGGTGTCGCGCCCGCGCCAGCGCGGCGGTCAATGAGTGGATGGAGGGCGAGGTCACTTCGTATGTGGCTGGTGGCCTGATCATCAATGTCGACACGATCAGCGGCAGCGGGACGTACTCGAGCTGGAATATCAATCTAGCCGGTGAGGTTGGCGAGACGGGAGCGACCGGCCCTCAAGGTGTGGATGGGCCCCAAGGCCCGCAAGGCGTCCAAGGCGTCCAAGGTGACATCGGGCCAGTGGGTCCGGTGGGACCGATAGGTCCTCAAGGGCCAGTTGGTCCAGGCATCGAATTCAAGGGCGAGGTGCCGACTGCTGGCGATCTTCCGCTCACCGGCAATAACCCCGGCGATATGTACGTCACCGCGGACACTGGCGAAGGTTATGTCTGGGATGGGGAGCAATGGGTCGACGCCGGGCAAGTGCAAGGGCCGCAAGGCCCAGTCGGACCCCAGGGCCCCGTTGGTCCCCAGGGCGACTCCGGGCCGCAAGGAATTCAAGGCCCGACGGGTCCGCAGGGACTAATCGAAGAAGCGCCGGCTGACGGCAAGAAGTATGTGAGGCGCGGCTCCGACAACTCATGGCAAGTGGGTGGCGCGAGCGTCACCGTCTCCAATGCTGCGCCGCCCAGCCCAGAAGTGGGCAATCTCTGGTGGGATACTGTCGGCGGGCAACTCTATGTCTGGTACGACGACGGCAACACCCAGCAGTGGGTCATTGCGACGAACGCCACCGGCGGCCCGGGCCCTCAAGGCATCCAAGGGCCGCAAGGTGTTCAGGGCGTCCAAGGGCCTCAAGGGAACACCGGACCTCAGGGGCCACAGGGCATTCCCGGTGCAATCGCCGAGGCCCCGACTGACGGGGCGCTCTATGGCCGCAAGAGTACGGCCTGGACGGCGGCGTTGCCCATCGCTGGCGGCACCCTCACTGGGCCGCTCCTCGGTGTGGCTCCAGCAGCAGCCGACAACAGCCCTGCGGTGCCGACGACAGCGTGGGTCAATGCGAACAGGCCTCAGGGACGCAATCGGATCAGGAATGGTCATTTTCTGATCGACCAGGTGAACGCCTATGCCGCAGTCAATGCGCCTGCCGCCGCCTTCTACATCTGCGATGGATGGCAGGTTCAAGGCGCTAGGACCGCCAACTTCAATTTCGCGACTATCAATGCGGGCGGCGCAGGCAACCCGTTCGCCCGCTGTGCTCAGATTACCAGCGTCACCGCCTACACTCCAGCGGCTGCCGACACCTGCTATCTTCGACAAAACATCGAGTGGATGGATATTCTCGACCTGCAGTTTGGTCAGTCCACCGCGCAACCCATCACTCTGTCGTTCTGGGCCGCATGCACCGTCAGTGGAACATATGGCGGGTCGATACGCAATGGAGACAGTGTAACCGGCCCCACCTACCGAAGTTTCCCATTCACCTTCTCGCTAGTCGCCAATGTCTGGACTTATGTGTCCGTCACCATCCCGGGCGACACCGGTACGCCGTGGGCTCCGAGTTCGATCAATGGGGCCGGGATGTCGCTGTTCTTCGATTTCGGCTGCGGAGCGACTTATCGCGGTCCTCCGGGCGCATGGGTGACCGGTAATTTCGTCGGTGCGACTGGCGCGGTGGGTATAACAGCGGGCAGCGGCTCGTTCTATCTCGCCAACATCCAGATTGAAGCAGGCCGGATCGCCTCGCCCTTCCAATGGGAGGATCAGGCGACGGCGTTGCTTCGTTGCCGCCGCTATTACTACAGGTCTGGAGGCACCTATCCCAGTGGTATCTTTTTCGGTGGTAATATCACGAGCGGTGCCAATTACTGGGCGTCATGCAAGTTTCCGACTCGGATGAGAGTTGTGCCGACGATCACTCTCTACGGGCCCGGAGGTAGTGGTTTTCCAGCCGCGGTCGGCACAGTCAATGCAACCGACGTTGAGGGCGTTCAAGAAGTCCGTGCTGCCAGCGCAACCGCCACACCCGGTTGGTATTCTTCCCAAGTCGTCGCCAATGCAGAACCCTGATGATTGACTTCCCAGCAAACCCCACACCTGGGCAGACATTCGTCAATCAGGGCATCACGTGGCTCTGGGATGGCGTCAAGTGGACGATGGGCGGCACCTCGCCGGTCAATTTCGGCGACACGCCCCCGCTCAACCCAACGCCGGGGACGCTGTGGTGGAACACTCTTGTCGGCCAGCTTTACATCTGGTACGTCGACCCCAACACGTCGCAGTGGGTGATTGCGGTCAACACGGGAGTGGCCGGGCCGCAGGGTATAACGGGCGCTCAGGGGCCTCAGGGCATACCCGGAGTGCCCGGGGTGCAAGGGCCGCAAGGACCCGACAGCGGCGCTGGCATCTACCTACCTCTTGCGGGCGGAACTCTGACGGGCAATCTCTCCGCTCCTGGGATCACCGCGCCTCAGGTGCTCGGCGATAACCTGATCATCAATGGAGACATGAGGATCGACCAGCGCAACGCTGGCGGGGCTAGTACGGTGACGGGCTTCTCGGTCGACCGATGGAACTTCTCACAGAGCGTCGCCAGCAAACTGAGATTTCAGCAAGTGGCCGGACCCGCCGCGCTCGGGTTTCCCTATTGCTTGCAATTCACTTCGTTATCCGCCTATGCGTCGGTGGCGGCTGACATCTTTACTGTCTATCAACCCATCGAAGCCGACATGGCCAGCGATCTCGCTTGGGGAACACCGGGCGCTCAGCCAGCCACGTTCTCATTCTATGCGGCTTCCAGCATCGCGGGGACGTTCGGGGGATGTGTCAAGAATTACACGTCCGCTGCTCCCTACAGAACTTTTCCTTTCACCTTCACGCTCGCCGCAAACACTTGGACCTATGTCACTATTCCCATCCCGGTCGACACAGCGGCCGGATGGACGCTGAGCGGCAATGGCGGTGGCGTGTATGTTCAGTTCGATCTCGGAACGGGTTCGACCTATCTCGGACCACCCGGAGTGTGGGCGGCCACGAATTACGTCGGCGCAACTGGATGCGTTAGTCTCGTCGGAACCAATGGCGCATATCTCTCCGTCACTGGAGTCAAGTTAGAAGTCGGGACGATTGCCACACCCTACAATCGCCAGTCACTCGCCAAGAGCCTAGCCGACTGTCAGCGATACTTCGAACGATCTTATGATCTGGGGACATTGACTGGAACAACCGGAGTCAATTTGCCTGGTCAATTCTTGATCTACATCGCTACGCTGGTGGCTGCGGCAAATTATCAAATGGCGACCTACGTGTCATTCAAAACAACCAAGCGGGCGGTTCCGACAGTAACGATTTATTCCACCAACACCGGAGCGGCGGGCAAGCTCTACTCATCGCCATCGGCGACCGATATTACTGGCAATATATTCATCACCGGTTCGACCGGTTTTTCACCTTACGGGGTCGAGCCTGCATCACTCACTTCGCACAATACACGCGGTCAATGGACTGCTAGCGCAGAATTGTAATGATCGACTTTCCCGCCAACCCCACGAACGGTCAGCAGTTCACCGCTGGCGGCGTCACTTGGACGTGGAACGGGACCACGTGGACGGTCTCAAACACCGGAGCGGCGATCAGCTTTGGTCCGACTCCACCCGCGAACCCAGTTCCCGGATCGCTGTGGTGGGACGCCAATGGCGGTCAACTTTTCTTCTATTACGACGACGGGAACACGAAGCAGTGGGTCGTCGCTATCAACAGCGGCTCGGTCGGTCCCCAGGGTGTGGCGGGTCCGGTGGGACCGCAGGGTCCAACCGGCGCTGCCGGCGCTGACGGAGCGACTGGCCCTCAAGGCCCGGTTGCGCCTCAGGTGGTCAATGACAACTTAATCATCAATGGGGATTTCCGCATCGACCAGCGCAATGCTGGCGCTATGGTGACGGCGAGCGGCTATTGCATTGATCGCTGGCAACTCGCTGCTAACCCGGTTGGCAAGGGACAGTGGCAGCGCGCAACCGGCGGCGCTGGAGCCCAAGCGATTGGGTTCGGCTACATGTTTCAGTATACCACGACATCAGCCTATGCGTTCGCAGCTGGTGAGTATCAGTACCTCATGCAAAACATCGAGGCTGATTTTACGGCAGGGCTTGCATGGGGGACGCCCAACGCGCAGCCGGCCACACTGTCGTTCTGGGTCTCGTGCACCCTAACTGGGACATTCGGCGGATCACTTCGTAACGCCGCGCTCAACCGCTCCTTCCCGTTCACCTACACAATCCCAGTTGCCAACGTTTGGACTAAGATCTCCATTACTATTCCCGGCGACACCACCGGGACTTGGGTGTTTCAAGGCAACGCCTCCAGTATGAACGTCGGTTTTTCGCTGGGTGCCGGCGCAACCCCTAGCGCTCCCGGGGGGACTGCGAACACCTGGCAGGGGAGCAATTATCTGAGTGTCGCGGGTGCGGTCAGCATCAATGCCGTCAACGGCGCGACCTTCTCCATAACTGGCGTTAAGTTTGAGATCGGCTCAGTTGCGACGCCATTCAACCGCCAGACATTAGCCGAGGCGCTCACGGCTTGTGAAAGGTATTATCAGGTCTTCCAAAACCTGATGTGGTATACCTATGGCACTGCGGGTGTTGCGACCTATGGGAGTTGGACGTTTCACACAGCAATGAGGGCGGCTCCGACTGTTACATACTCTCAACAAAATTATAGTAACGCGAGTGCTCTTGCGACGTGGACGACGAATACAACCATGATGGGTGTTTCTTTGGTCATTACAGCAGCGGGGAATGGATTTTGTTATTTCTTCGCTCAATGTACTGCGGAGATTTGAAACATGGTCTACACGCAAGTCTGGGATCACATGAGAGGCCAAGTCCACGATGAGATGATCCAGCGAGACGAGGACGGCGCGTTCATCCCGTTCGATCCAGCCAACATGGACTACCAGGCGTACCTGAAGTGGCTCGCTGAGGGCAATCAGCCGACGCCCGCTACGCCGCCGGGAACAACGCTGCCCGCATGATTGACTTTCCGGCCAACCCGTCGAATGGTCAGACATTCACCACTGGCGGCACCACCTGGCAGTGGGACGGCGTCAAGTGGGTTGCGGTCGGCGCTGGCCCCTTCCTTCCGCTCGCAGGCGGAACGATGTCGGGGCAGATCACCTCGCTCACTCCGGTTGCAGCGACTGATGCGGCCAACAAAGGGTATGTCGATAGTAGGGGCGCGTCATCTGCTTCAGTGGCCACTCCAATCGGCGGCATCATCATTTGGCCGACGGCGACTCTTCCGGCCAATTACCTGCTGTGCAATGGCGGCGTCTACAACATCACTGATGCGCCTCAGCTGGCGGCAGTCATCGGCGCTGCGTTTGGCGGCAACGGCACCACGACTTTCGCGGTCCCCAATCTCCTCGACCGCACTGTCGTCTGCGCAGGTAATTCTTGGGGACTACGCGCGGCCGGTGGCGAGATCAACCACACTCTCGTCGCGGGCGAGATGCCGGTGCACGCTCACGGCGTGTCCGACCCGACGCACGCGCACAGTCTTGCCGACCCAGGTCATAGCCATGCTATCGGCGATCCGGGTCACGGCCACGGCTTTCCGGACCCCGGCCACGCGCATGGCGGGACGATGCGACAGACATCCGGCTATTTCTCACTCGCAGCGCAGAACCCGCAGATCACGGCGAGCAGCACGGACGCGGCAGGGACTGGGCGGACCATCCAAGCGGCCGGCACCGGTGTTTACACAGGCGGCGTGGGCACCGGCATGGGTGTCTACGGCGCAGCTGTCGGCATCGGCATCCAGAACGCCGGCAGCGGCGCAACGCACAACAACATGCCCCCCTTCATGGCGCTCTACTACTGCATAAGGTATTACTGACATGGCACTCGATGGAAACGGTCGTCCCATTCCGGTCAGTATCCCGGACCCACCTCAACACAGCGGGCATCCGACGGAAACTGATATCCAGTTTATGCTGATGGCGAAGAAAGCTGATGACGCTCTTCGCTTAGCCGCGGAACTGTCGCGGCGCGTCAACGATCTCGAGAAGAGAGTCGGTGATATCCTCAACGCCAAGATCGCCGAGTTTGGAAAGCAGTTCGAAACGATGATGGGCGAGCGGCTTAAAGAGGTCCAAAAGCAGGTCGATGCCATGATTGCGTCGCACCCATACATCCCCCCGCCACACCACCACCATGACTCCAGTCAAGGTCACTGAGCAATTAGTCGAGAGGGCTAAGGCTCTAAGGATGAAAGGTAAGACACAGGAGGCTATTGCCATCGAGCTGAAAATAACTCAGGGTACTGTCAGCCGAATTTTACGCGATCACGGCTTAGGCGGCCATCTTATCAAGAGGGTCCGAAAATGATACGGAGTGGGGTGTATGGCTACCGCGGATCCAGTCGGCCCGTCGTCGGCTGGGGGCAATCCGCCCCCGATCCCCAAGGTACTCGACTATCCAGGGATGATGACGATCGTTTTCGGAGTTACGTTCGTAACCATCTTGCTGTTCGTCGCCGGCAAGTACGATCCGACCGGCGGCACATTGACTATCAGCCTGTTGGTGGTAGTCGCGTTTCTCGGCTTAGTGGCGTTCAGCGTCTTCTTCACCGTGCCCACCGATGAGGTGACGAGCGCGGTGATCGGTGGGCTGGTGGCAGCGTTCGGCGGTGTGATTGCTTATTGGCTTAGTCGGGGGAAGGACAATGGGTCTAACTGAGGAGGCGGGCAAAGTCGGTACCGCCGCCGTTGGCGCGATGTCGGCTCAGCCGCTCGCCATTGCGCTGCTCGTTGTCAACATCGGCTTTCTCGGCTTCGCTGGGTTCGTGCTCGGAGAAGTTGCGTCCAACGCCAGCGAGCGCAACAAGCAACAGATGGAACTGATCGCGAAGCTCGTCACTGACATCCGCGATTGTCGTCAAGGACCGCATTCATGACCAATCTCACACCCAATTTCACTCTCGAAGAATTCACTGACAGCCAGACCGCGGCGCGCAAGGGCATCCACAATGTGCCAGCGATGGGCAGTCCAGAGCGGGCGAACCTCCAGCGCACTGCTGAAGTGATGGAAAAGGTGAGAACCCTTCTCGGCGACAAGCCGATCTTGGTCAGCTCGGGCTATCGCAGCCCTCAAGTTAACACGGCTGTTGGCGGCAGCAAGAACAGCGCCCATGTCTACGGGCTGGCAGTCGATTTCAGTTGCCCTGGTTTTGGGACGCCGAAAGCGATTTGCCACAAATTACATCCACACATGAAGGAACTGGGCATTGACCAGCTCATCCATGAGTACGACACGTGGGTGCATCTCGGCTTGACCCAGGCTGATCCGCGCCACATGGCACTGACCATCGACACCAAGGGTACCCGGCACGGGTTTGCTTAAGAGAAAAAGTTGTTTTATTTTCGTCGCGTCCGTGTATTATACCAGACCAAGGACGTAAAATTTACGACCTCTCAACGGGGAACCAAAAAATGCTGCATCACAAACTCCTCTTGACAGCTGCGCTCATGGCGGCGCTCGGCGCTGCGCCCGCCCATGCCACTCTTCAGATCGCCTTCAGTGACGGCTCGACTGTAGTCACTTGCGCCGACGGCCAGGCATGCGACCTCGCCGGGCCCGCCAACAACATCATCATTCTCAACACGACAGTCGGCGGGTTCCACATCATTGGCACTGTGGCAGCCAGCGTCAGCGGCGCGGGCGAGGACAATCTTCAGTTCTCCACCTCGCTGATCTCCAACAGCAGCCCAACCGAGGGCGCGCTCAGGATCGTGGTTGGCGACACCAACTTCGTCGGTCCAGTCAATGGCATTCGCGAGAGCGCCAGCTTGACCTTCAACGACGCGCTCGGCAGCGGGCCCTCGACTCTTGGGTTCTTCGCTGACCCGGCGAATGCTCAGCCGGCCGGCATCGGACTCAATACGCCGGGCGCGACGTTGTTTCAGGACAGCGGCTCGCCGACTAGCAACCCGTTCTCGTTCGCTGGCTCGAACCTCTCGCCCTTCACGGCAGGGGGTCCGTTCAGCATGACGGAAGCGGCCACGCTGGCGCTACGCGGCGGAGCGAGCATCACCGGCTTCAACGAAAGCATGGAGACGGCGGCGATCCCTGAGCCCCGGACCTGGGCGATGTTGATCCTCGGCTTCGGTCTGATGGCGTTTATGGGCGTCAAGCGCCGGGTGCGCGACCGCCTCGCGATGTACTGAGTAAAACACGGGGTGCGCGCCAAGCGCGCCCCGTACTCTTACGCGGTAGTTATTCGGTCTGTCGATAAGATGGAAATTACCCGGCGGTCCGCCGTCGTTCGGTAAAGCGGTTGGTCTAATCTTCAACGGACTGGTCGCTCTCGCGTTCAGTCTGTTCTTGTGGAAGCTTACCCATAACTTCTGGGGCTGGTTGGTTTTGTCTACCCCAGGCGGCGCACTAATCATTTGGGGCTGGTGGTGGCTGGCGTTCAAGATTTAACCCGGTCAGATTTCTGACCCAATATGGAGAGGAGACTACCAATGGTAAAAGTGGTTATTGTTGGCGAGGCCTACTACGGGGATCGTTTCCCCGATCAGGGCTTGCCCGGCGGTGGTGGCGACGGCCCTGCTGTCTCGCCCCCGATCTACCATCCCGGTCACCCGGATCACGGGCTTCCCAGTGTACCTCCGGGTTATTGGGGCGGTGAGCGCCCCGGTCGTCCTCCGCACCCCGGCAATCGCCCGCCCGGCTCGTGGGGCGGTCCTGTCGACCCCGGCTATGGTTGGCCGGGCGGTGGTGGTCACCCGGATCAAGGGCTTCCCGGCGGTGGCTGGGGTGGCGGTCGTCCCGACCAGGGTCTCCCTGGAGGTGGTCGCCCTCCGCATGTGTGGCCACGTCCTCCGGGCGGTGGCTTGCCGGTTGACCCGGGTTGGGGCATTGAAAGCGGTCGTCCCGATCAAGGGCTTCCCCCGGCTTCCGGCCAGTTGCCAGTTTTCCCGGTCGATCCCACACATCCCGACAACACCCTACCTCCGGTCGAGGGCGTCGAGCCGCCTCCAACCGATCCGCCTCCGGGCACGGTGTGGCCACCCTTGCCGCCGAGCATCCCGGCCGGCAAAGCGATCGCGCTGGTGTTGATCTCCGGCGTCGGCTACCGCTACGCGGTGATCGACATTCCGGAGAACAAACCGCCGCTGCCGCCGCGACCGCAACCGAAGTAGTGGACATCCTATTCCTGGAAGGGTTCATCGCCCAACTGGAACAGATGTCGACTGAGTATGAGTTGGGGGAGTCAGGTCACTTCCTCCGGATGGCGTTATTGGAAGCAAGAATGCTCAGTGCGTCATGGGGCCTCAGGCCAGCGCACTAAGACAGGGGTGCGACGCGACGAATGGACATCGTTAAAGATGTTGAACCGCGTAGTCGCCCGCACCCCGCTTGATTTAAACCGTTTAAATCAAGAAATTAGCGAACCCCTGACGGCGGGCCGGCAGCGGGCGAGCTAAGGGAGGGGTGACCCGGCCCGCCACCAGGTTGCCCCTCCCACCTCATCTCCGGATTAAAATAAACGCTCGTGGGCGGCGTTGGACGCGTCACCGGCGTTATCCCCCAGCGACGAGCGCCGACAGCGCCCTGCGAGCGTCTGTGAGCGCTCAGCGACGCCGTCAGCCGGCCATTTTTGGAGCGAATAGCGTGGACGAGCCTGAGTTGCCGCCCTACCGGCCGCTCCACCCGTGGCGCGAGGCCACCACCATGATCATGGCCGCTCTGCTGGTGGCCGCGGTCATCATTTATGGCGTATGGTGGCTCTGGTCGGCCGTCGTCGGACTGTTCAGCGGCTATTAGGAGCACATAGACGGCGCATGGCGGCGTTTATGGCGTCGGCTGAGCGTTGCCACCGTGTGGAGCGCCGACGCCGCGTACGAGCGTCTAAACGGCTTGTGTGACTGCCAACAAAAAACGACGGGCCCGGTTGCAGCGGACCCGCCGTTCTCCCTCCCTCGACCAAATCTTAGGCGGCTTCTTTCCGCTTGGACTTGTTCGGGACCTTCGCCTTGGGTGCCGGTTCGTCGGCATCCTTCTTCCGGCTGTTGTACTGCTTCACGAGCGAGTCGAGCTCGGCAGCGGTATCCCAGCCGTAGCTGCGACCCTCGCGAGGAGCCTCGATGCTGCGTAGAAATACGCGGGTCGAAGCCGGGGTCAGGCCGATCTTGTCGGCCAGGTCTTCGACCACATACTTGTGTTCGACGGTTTCCTTCTCTTCTTTACTCTTTGCCATGTTGGCCTCCTTTGAGTTCTCCATTCTCACAACTTAAAAGACAAATCCCATGGTTTGTCAACCTTTTAATCGGCTGAGTACTATATGGGATACTGTAGTCTTTTTCTCAATAGCTAGTAGGATATCGTCGTCTATAGTACCACTAGCAGCCAGAAAGAAGAGTTCTACTTCCTCGAGCTGCCCGCGCCGGATCAGTCGGGCCCGAGCTTGGGTGTAGTCGATATAGCTGAAGCCCATGGAATATAGGATGGCGTGGCGGGCGCGGAACAGGTCGACGCCGACGCCGCCCGTCCGAGATTGACACACCAGGAAATCCAGCTCACCGCCCTGGAACTGGCGATTGAGCTCACCGCGCACTTGGGCTTTATCCTTGCCCGAGCCAGTCTTGCCCCACAGGATGTCGCCCCTCGGGTAATATTTCAGGAGCTGGTCATAGACGGCGATGATCTCCGGCTTGAAGCGGCAGAACACGACGAACGGCGGCTCGATCCTGGTTTCGACCAGGCGGCGCAATTTGCGCATCTTGGCTTGGCCGACGACCACACTCTCTCCGCTGTCGAGGGTCAAGTGACCGCCCGTGACTTGCTGCAGGCGGATCAGTGTGGTGATGCGCAGGGGCGTTTTGGCCCGCTCGCCATTGAAGCGAGTGACCATGTCATGGTCGAGTTCCCGGTAGACGCGGTCCTGCTCGCCGAACAGGTTGAACCGCTCGACATGGAGCTGGCTCTTGACATCGGCAACATCGGCCAGGTCGATGCGCAGGCAGCAGTGCTGGATGGCTGCCAGGAATTTCTTCATTTTCTCGCGACGGAATTTCCGCTTGTGGCCCATGTAGCCGTCGCGCTTCAGGTATTCGCCGTCGAAGTCTGACCAACTCTCGCCGAACACCGTGTGGTCGATAAACCTCATCTGAGCCCACACGTCCTGCGGAGCCTGCTCAATCGGCGTGCCGCTCAGGGCCAGGCGCTTGGGCTGGTTGCGCAGGAAGCGGGCCATGCGCGATTGAATTGACGAGCGCTTGTTGAGCCGGTGCGACTCGTCGAAAATAACAAGAGACCAAGTGAGCCGTTTGACTCGCTTGATAACGGGACGGAGACCCTCATAGTGAACCAGGAGCAAGCGAGGGTGTGGAGCCTTCTTCAACTCCTCCAGGGTGTGGACGACCGTCAGGAGCGGTATCAGCCGCTTCAGCAACGCCAGCCATGTGGACTCCAGGTTCGTCAGCGGCACGACGGCCAGGCCGCTGAAGGGCGTGGCGGGGCGCTCCAAGTCGACCAGCAGCATGCGCTCAATCAGCGCCAGGGCAATCCACGTTTTACCGGTGCCCTGCTCGCCGAATAACCCAGCGCCCTCGAGTGGCCACAGCCAGTCGAGGGCTTCGCGTTGTTTGGGGTCGAGCTTGATCGTCACCGGGGCGCCTCGAGCAAGGCGATGGCTTCTTCGATCGTTTCGATGCGACCGGCGATGCCGCCAGCAGCGCGGATATCGGCCATCTCCTCATCCTGGATGGCGGAGGGCTCTTCGTCTGGCTCCTTGACCTCGAGCCCAAAGAAGCGGCCGTTGAGGCACCCGATCAAGTCGGGTAGCCCCGCCGGTTGATACTCCGAGCCATGCGACTTGAAGAGCCATATCCCGGGGTAGCGCGCACGCAGTTGCTTCTGGATGCGACGCTGCCGCCGGGTTTCGGGTTTGCTCACTTCTCCAAGTGGCTCCCGGCCTCGAGCTTGTCGATGACGATGTTGGCCTTGCGGCGCAGCGTCTTGTGCTCGTCGAGGTCGATATCCAACTTGTACTTCTTGACAACATCGGCGAGTTCGTCCTCGTCCATCTCGCCGACGTCCTCCTCCTTCAACTTCTCGAGCGAGTTGCCCTTCTTGCCAGACTTGGTCTCGGCCTTGTCCTTGGTGGACGCGGCCTTGGTTCCTTCTGGCTCCCCGTCATCCTCGAGCGGGAAGAAGTCGGCGATGCGGGCGCGGTCCTTGCCCTGCCACTCCTCGTGAACGACAGTGCCGCCGACGCTCAGGTCGACGAGCTCAGTCAGATCGATGTCGAGGGGACCGTCTGGGATTTCGACGCCGAGGGTCTCGAGGAGGTTGCGCAGGTTCCAGAGGGACTGCGGCGTGAGCGAGGTGTTATACCACACCTTGGCTCCCTTCTTGTCGCCCTCCTCGACCTGGAACACCCAGGCGAGATATTCGCCCTTGTCACCCATGTCCTTGGTGACCTCGTCGACCCGGAAGGTGTAGTCGCCCTCCGGGATGACTTGCCGCTTGCCTTCGACTCCCTTGAAGTCGACGGTGATAACGGTATCTGACTTCCTTGATCTACGAACCATGTGTGGTTATTCTCCCTTGATAATGGACAAAATGTCCTCGTACACGGGGTCGACAACGACCGCCGGAACTGTCACTGACTTGGGCTTGCGCACTTTGGTCAAACAGATTGGGTGCGGCCCAATGCGCAGGCAATATTGCATGGTCTCCTTCTCTACCTTCTTTCCATTGACCTCCTTCGTTTCAACTTTGCGCCGGATGTAGGTGTTTCCAATGACGTACACGGCGGCGCACAGGTTCTTAGCCACGCTCGGTGTGAGCGATGGCCCAATCTCCGGCATCACGTCCTCGAGTGCGTCGTCATCCTCATCGCCCTCGCGTGACACGCGGTCCTGCGCGAGGAACACCACGATGAAGGGCAAGTCGCGGAACTCGACGATCCAGGTTTTCATCGCTTGGGTGACCTCGCCCCACTCCTGGCGCGACATGACGCCCCAGTCACCCGCTCGCTTGGTCGACTTCTTCTTTTTCTTGAGGATGTACTCGATCGCCAGGCCCTGAGCTTGGGACACGGTGTCGATGATGATGCACTTGTATTTCTTGTAGCGCTCGGGATTGTCCTTGATGTCCCAATAGATATCATCAAATTGCAGCCACTCAGTGACTGAGATGACATCGGTGTCCGTGTCGCTGATGGAGTCTGTGCCCCGGTCGTTGACGTCGATCAGCAGGCGTGGACCCGGGAACGTGCTCGACAAGGTTGTCTTCCCCGTGCCGGCGCGGCCATAGAACAAAAACGACCGCGCTTGGTCGATGGAAGCCACTGGCTGGATAGTGAAGGTTGGCGGGGGTGGCTCCTCAACCCGCTTCTTCAATGGGATCCTCTTCAACATTGTCGATTTTATACTCCCTTTTCCTGACGAACTCAACATCGAGGTCGAGCAGCTCGGCGCGGCATATGGACTCGTAGTCGCACATGCCGCAAGTCCAATCAATCGACTTGGTGCGGTCCTTACCGTGGTGTTGAACGATCTGACGGGCAGTGGCCAGAAAGTCGCTCCACACTTTATCAACCACTGAGGCATTGACTGGGGTCGCCTCCCGAATGAAATATTCTGACTGCCTCTCTTCAACCTCATTTATAAAGTCTTTGTAGTGCGTTGTCGATAAATTGTTCTTGACCAAGAAGTCTTTTACGGCCGATGGCGTGGTGGTGATTGCCCGTCTGGACATCAGCCCGCTCTTGAGGATTTCGGGCTCGCGGGGCGGCTTGTTGCCGATGTAGTCCCACACGATGCCGTCGGGCATTCCCCAGCCCAGGAACTCGCACGCCTTCTGATAAACGGCTGACTGCACGTTGCGCCAGCGGATATCCTCAGAGGGTTGCCGCTTGAAGGTCTTGTGCTCGACCACGAGTTTGAGCTTGCTCTTCCATCGCGCCAGCGCGTCGATCTTGCCAATGAAAGTGATGCCCTCGCTCGGAATGGGTATCTCGAACTTGTGCTCGGCGTTTTGCCCATTCTTGCGGATGTATTTGAGGTCGCGCCCGCGCCAGTAGCGGAAGTAATCGGTCATGATATGGCGGATGTCAGTGATGATGTCTCCATAGAGTTCATACTCGACTGAGAACATCTTGGGCACTTCGACTGCATCAAGCTTTTCAAACGGGTCGTCGCCGTTCGCGTGGGCCTCGAGCATGGTGTGGACGATGGAGCCGAAATGCAGCGAGCGTTTCTTTACGCGGGGGATGAGGTTGTCGTCGTACTTAAACCCGTACGCGGCGCGGCATCGACGCCACAGTTTTACGCGGGACTGGTTGATCTTCATTTTGCCTCTTGATGTACTTCTCCAGACTAACGCCCAATGACCATGGGCCTACCTTCAATTCAGCTTCGACGGGCACGCTCAGTTTGATGCCCAGTGTGTCTAATAGTTTAGGATGGCGCATGATTTCCAGCAACCGTTTTCCGACTTCGACGACGTGCTCTTTTTTGACCCGAGCGAGGATGGAGTCGTGCACGGTGCCGCAGATGCGGACGATTGAGCGCGGGTACTCAGATCGGAGCTGCAGGGCTGCCATCAGGTTCAGTTCATTGGCGAAGGATTGCACGGGCGAGTTGATGGCTTGGCGCAGGGCTTCAGCGCGGGCGGGTGTGTCGTAGGGATCGAGAGCGTCGGGTAAATGGCGCTTGCGCCCGCTCAGCGACATGACATAGCCGTTGCGCCTCGCGAAGTTCTGCTGCCGCCGGTGCCATGGCTCGATGTCGGGGTAAGATGAGAAGAAGGCTTTGCGACTGTCCTGGGCTTCCTTCTCGGTCAGAGTGACATCGTAGTTGTCCCGAGCGTAAATGCGGAATTTCTTCCACCACATGCCATAGAGATAACCGAAGTTGATCGCCTTGGCTTTCTTGCGCCGCTCCTTCCACACAAAGTTGACTTCGATGGCCGCGTCGGGTCCGGCTTTGAGAAGCGCCTTGACCGAGTCGTAATAGTTGAGCTTGAGACCGGTGAGGGCGTGGGCGGTGCCGGTGATGAGCTCGGGGAACGCCATGGTGCGCGACAGTTCATTGAGCAAGGTCAGCCAGTGGATGTCGATGTCGTGGTGAAAGGCGTACATCATCTGCCGCTCACGCGCGAGTTCGCAGGCGATACGCAACTCTATCTGGCTGAGATCGGCCTCGATCAGTTCCCAGCCCTCGGGCGCGTCGATCAGTTGGCGAATGCGCGGGTCACGCGGCACCTGCTGCAAATTGGGGTGCTCGGCGCTCAGCCGGCCGGTGACCGTGCCGTGCAGCTTGAATGACGGGTGTAGCCAGACACCGTCGACCAGGAAGGGTTTCCACCCGTCGATGAAGAAGGACAGCTGCTGCTGCGCGCCACGCAGTTTGAGCAGTGATGCGACGAGCGGGTGGTCGATGCGCTTGAGCACCGACTCGTTGACGCTCGCTGCGCCTTTCTTGGTCCGCTCGACGACGGGTATCTTGAGAGTGGTGAACAACAGATGGCCCACTTGCTTGGTGGACCCCCAGTTGAAGGGTATTCGCTTGATGACTCGCTTGCCCTTGAATGTGTCGGGCGGCTGCCATTTCTTGAGCGTCTTGAGCGCGGCGGCGACCTCGCCCCTCAGGTATTCCTCGGCCTCGTCGAACTTGCTGGTGTTGATGAAGCATCCGTCGAACTCGACCTCAGTGAATAAATCCACACAGGGCATCATGATATGGTGGAAGATCCTCGCGAGGCATGGCTCGAGCTTTTCAGTGAGAACTGGCTTGAGAGCGCGCGTGTAATGCAGGTCTTTTGCGAAGTATTCGATGAGGGCTGGGATGCCTTCTTTGCCCTGCTTGACGCGCAATGGCACATCCCAAGGCTCTGCGCCGAGAAAGCGATGTGCGATATACTCGAGGTCGTGCGGGGCGTTCTCGTCGATCAGGTAGTGACACAGGCCGATATCGAATGACGACTTCCACCTGATGTTGTGCTTGACCCGCAGCCACAGGCTGTCGAACTTGCCGAACTGAGTGACCAGGTCACAGTCTTGGATGACGTCGTCGAGGTCTTCCATCCAGTCATCTGGGATGGGCATCGGCACGATGAATTGCTCGCGGCGGGTGCCAAAGCCGAGGACGACGATCTCGCCCTTCCACGGGTACAAGCCGGTTGTCTCGATGTCGAATGAGATAGTGCCGCGCAGCCGGGTGAGCATGCGCCGGAATGCGGGTTCGGAGTCGACCAGAACCGGATTGGTTATGGAGGGGGTGGGCACAGACTTAATCAGGCGGGCGAAAGCAGCGACATCGCTATCGAATGTAGATTGCTCCCACTCATTTCTCAACACATAACTTGGGTGGAATGTCGGGAAGTAAGTGATGTCATCCTTGACGATCGGCTTGCCGCGGAGCTTGACGATGCCCTTGGTCTTAAGGGCTGCCTCAAGGGCCACATTGCCCAGCAGGAGGACGAACTTTGGCTTGACGACAGATAACTGCTTGTCGAGCCAATAGCGGCATGCGGCGATCTCAGGCGTCGTGGGCGCTCTGTTGTCGGGCGGCCGGCAGTTGACCGCGTTGCCGATGAACCCCTCGACCTTGTGTTCTTCTAAGACGCGCCGGAGGTATTGCCCGCTGCGCCCGACGAACGGCCGGCCCGTGTCATCCTCGCGCTTGCCCGGCGCTTCGCCGAGTATCATGATGTCGGAGCGCTTGATGCCTTTGTCGATCAGGCACACGAACTGAGCCGTCTTGTGGAGCGCGCAGCGCGTGCAGTCTGGGTCCCTGAGTTCAGCCATTCACGAGCTCCCCGGATTGGCAATCGACGACGTAGCCTGACGGCGTGACTTGGTAGATGTTGATGGCGGGGTGCTCGAGGTGCTTGTTGATGCGGTAGAGCGTGGTGAAGTAGATGTTGGCCACATTCCACTGCGGCTGGGTTATCAGATCGAAGCAGAGGGGGCATGGGCTGTCAGTCACGTAGACATCCATGGGCGGTGGCGCGAGCGGGTTATCCAACATGCGCAGGCGGATTTTCTCGAAGGCGTTTATTTCGGCGTGGACGGCGCGCACGCAGCCGCTGCCCGGCGGTGAGCAGTGACGCCCAGTGCAATGCTCTTCGCCAGCTGGCGGGCCATTATATCCGATTGAGAGGATGTTCTTGTCGGTCACCAGGATGCAACCCACACTGAGGCGCATGCAGGTGCTGCGCTTGGCGACGACGTGGGCCATCTCCATGAACATCTGGAGTCTGGAGATGCGGTTCATTGGTTGACCTCGAAGCGGAATGGGTGCGCCTCGCCCCAGAGGCGCAGGTGATAGTTGAGCCACCGCCACACGTGATCGTCGTGCTGGCCGTAACCAAGGGTGTGGCGGATCGCCATGTTGCAGCGCTCGTGGCGGCAGATTTCCTCCATGCTCATTTCTCTATCCTCTGCCAGTCATCGGTGTAATATTGCACCTCGGTGTCGACGCTGGGCCACGTCAGCTCAGTCTCCGTATGCCGCCAATCGGCCGGTGGCGCGGGCGTGGGCGGTGGGCGCTTGTAGGTGTAATTTATCCATTCCGCGGGCGGCTGAGTGCGTATCGCCTGGGCTTTGAATTTCTTGTATCGACATGGCGACAGACGGGTGTACCAGGTGCTCCAGGTGTGGCCCTCCTTGAGGCGGCCGCAAGCATCCCATCCGTCGGGAACGCCCAACCCGCCATACCAGCGACGGCCGTACCCGGCGCGCTCGCCCGGCGTAAGCATGGGCAAGGGGTTCATGTCATCCCAATCGGGATCGAGTACGGGGACGGATTGAGCGCCCAGCGGGACCTTCACTTTATCTTGAGCGCCTCCCTCGCGTCGTTGACGAAGAGATGCAGTGAGGTAATGTGCATGACGAAGTTCCCGGGAGTGCAATTCTCCGCTTGGGTCTGTTCGAGCACCCAGAGCAGAAGGCGGCATGTCAAATACATGTCGTTGCGGAAGTGGCGATAGAAGTCGCACGAGCGGATGTAATAGACGACATGGAGCTTGTCGTTGCGCCGGATGAAGTGGTAGCCCAGAGTGCACGGGATGCGCTGGCCATGGTGCGCGCCGGTGTCCTCGGGAAAGAATATGGGCAGGTAAGCCTGGCGCGTGAGCGGCTGTTGCTGGAGCAGGCGCACCAAGTCATCGAGGTCGCCGTAGCGGAAGCGGATGCCGAAGGGGCGGGCGCCGGCTTCGCGCGGCCACATGCGCTCCGGATAGGTGTGGGAGAACAAGCCGTTCTCATTCTTGAACGGGTGGTTGCTGGCGGCGTGCGGCCACCAGGCTTCCGAGGGCGGCGGATTGTGCGGTATGCCGCTGACGCGCTCGGCGAAGTGATCGTCGGCCCAGGGCAAGTCTGGGTGGATATCGTGGCGGAGCCGCTCGAGGGTGGGCGGGATCGGGACTGAGAATGACACGAAGAGTTGCTCGAGAGTGGCCAGCTCAGGGCGGTTGGCGGTGGATAGCCCTTGCCACGTCTCGGTCTTGATCTTGGGTGAGGTGTCGAAGCCCTCAGTGATTGATTTAATCGCTTGCGTAAAATTCCAATATGCTTTCATGTTTTCCTGTTCTCGGCGATGTATTTCTTGAGCCATGCGGTGTCGGGCATGCGGCGTCCAGTGCTGCGGCGGATGCGTTTCTCCGGGCCAAAGCGTGAGGGGGTATCGGACAGTGTGCGGGCCAGGCGCTTGACAACTCTGCCATGGAAGTACGGGTCCTTGACTTTGATGAGATTGAGTGAGGCGACTGGATCGGGTAGGCTCGGGATGAGAGAGATGAACGTCATCGGATGCACGGTGATATTAGCGAAGTGACAAGTGATGTCAAACTTCTGCAACTGGAATGGCGGCAGCAGGTGATCGAGGATCAGAATGAGATCGGCCGGGAACTTGCGGAACCACTCTGTGGTGCGCCAGAACACATCGACTGCGGTGGTGTCGGGCGACAGCCAAGTGAGAACGACCGACTGAATGCACGGGCCGAACACCGAGCCGATGCCGCGATCTTCTGGGATCTGCCCATTGAGCACGCGCGAGCCCTTGATGACATGGTTGAAGGTGTTGAATGACACCGAGAAATCGATGAACTCTGGCGTGTCCGTGGCTGGGTCTTCGTCGAGGATGAAGGACACCGAGCCGTACTTGGCCATCTCCCGGCGATGTGACCATAAGCTGAGAGCTGCAGCGTGTGACTCGACGTTCCAGTAATTCTTCTTCAGCAACGACATCTTGGTGCCGTTGAGGTACCCGCCATCGGTCAGAGTGATGTCTGAGGTGGTGTCGGTGAAAGTAATCTTGCGCTGGCGCAGGATCTTACGCTCGCCCGCGTAGAAGTCTGCTTCGATGCAGCTGAGACGAACGGAGTGGTGCAGCCATTCATTTTTCACGGTTAACAGAGATCCTCCAGATCGGGTGGCGACCAGCCGGGCGGCTTGACCACATCATGGGTAGAATTGCGCAGGGAGTCGCTGGCGAAAGCGGCTCGGACCTTGAGCATGTTTGCGCTGTGGACGCGACGCCAGCCCTCATAGAAATCGAAACCGTGCAGATGGGCAGAACCGATGGCGACGTACACGGAGTCGACCAGGGCGTCGAAGCGTTTAGCCAGTGTGGGCGCGGTGGTGTATTCGAACGCCTCTTCTGTCAAGAACTTCTCCCGGAAGTCGTAGAGATCCAAGGGGAGGTGCCGCGGCGGGCCGTCGTACGCGATGTCGAAGCGAGTGTGGAAATCCCTGATGTCTCTGACCAAATCTGGTCGTGACGGCTGGAGCATGTCGATGATGCGCTGCGGGTCGTCGCCCAGGTGGTAAATGATATGGGCATGCTGGATGGCCCACATATTGTACATTCGTCTGATCTGGTCGCTGGCGAGACCGACTTCAGCTATGAATGTCTCATCTTCACCGGGCTTGGCTATATGATGGAGGTTCGTCGGCGCACAATAGATGAATGTATGGCCATGGTGGTAGAAATCGCCAACATCCAAAGTGAATGGCACCGTGTGGCATATATTATAGATGTTGTGGCTCACACACGGGTGACGGACAAAGAGCGTGTCGACCATGTTGTTGTAACGGGTGACCCGATGATGCAATTCGTCGCGGGATACGGGTGGGCCTTCGGACTCTTTTATCTTCAGGTTAAAGTGTGACGCGACCGCTTTGGCTAGGGTCGACTTTCCGGTAGCATCCATACCCTCAATTATGATTGCCATCAGCCCAAACCATAATGGTTGCCAGGGGTTAGCGCCATGGTCTAGATATAAATATATTGACAATGGCACTATCTTCAGCCGAATATATTCCTGTGACGCCGCTCTGTCAAGTGGCAGAGAAAAATAAAGTGTTCATGGGAGAAATAAATATCGTGCCAAAAGTTAAACGAAGGGGTAGAGTGCTGCGGCGGAAACTTCGAAATTATAAGACACTCGTTGAGCTCGCGCAAGAATATGGCGTGCAGCGTCAAACATTGAACCAGCGCTTATGGGTGCGCAAGATACCCTTCGAAGAAGTCGGCTCGGGTAAACAACCGACCATCGTCGTTCACCGCAGATATTGGGCTGAGCTGAAAGTAAGCGTGATGGGTAGACCCAGGAAACAACTACCGGAGACCTAGATGTCCGTGGCCTACATGTGGCACAAATGGGCAACCCCGCTTGATGCCGCTCTACAGTATGCCAGTGTGGGATGGAAGATCTTTCCCTGCTATCTCCACACCAACCCCAAGTCGGGTCGGATTGAGAAGAAGCCGTGTCCCGGTATCTTGTGGACTGAGGTTGCGACGACTGACGTAAAGAAGATTAAGTATTGGTGGACGAAATGGCCAGACGCGTTGATTGGTCACTGTCCGGGCGCGAGCGGCCACGTCGTCATCGATGTTGATGTTAAGGACGGTGGGCGCGGGGAGGAGCAGTGGGGCGAACTGAATGGCTCGCGCTCCATACGCACGATGAATTCAATGACGATGCACGACGGCCACCACCTGTGGTTTAAGAAAGGGTCGCTCGAGCACGTCGGCTACTTCCATCTGGCCAGCAATGTCGAAGTACGCAGCGACTCAGTCTATGTAATCTTGCCATCGACGCCAGCAAGCAATTACATCTGGGTGGGCGCTCGAGAACCCATGCCCATGCCCGACTGGCTGGTGACGCGCATCAAGCAAAATGAAGCAAGCGCTGAGAACAAGCGAACGGTCGACACAGAAGTCGATTATGACGAAGCGCTGAAGAAGTTTATGAAGCGGTTACCGGGCAGGAATGGAGTGATGGGCGGGGATCGGCCCTGGCTCCGAGTCCATGTGCTCGAGACCGGGGAGATACCCAAGGACAATGAAGAAGATCGCAGCGGCGTGTTGCACCGGATGGAGTGCCTGCTGCGCGACCTCGGGATGACTGAGGGGGAATGCTTCGCCCTGGTGTGGCGGTCCGGCTGGTGTAAGTTCAGGACTGATGAGCGGCGGCGCAATGGCGAGGAGCAGCTGGCTCGTGAAATCGCTAAGGTGTACGATGAGGAAGAAGACGATAGTCAGCAGAGCCGCGAGACCAAGCGGGTCGGAAAAGCCGAGGGTTATGATTTAGTCCGCGCGATCGACATACCACCACGGAAGAAAGACTGGTTGTGGTTTGGCCACTTGTTGCGGGGCGCGCTCGAGTTGCTCACAGGCATACCGGGCCTGGGCAAGAGCCAAGTGCAGATCGGCTATGTGGCTTGTGTGACGACAACCAAGCCGTGGCCCGATGGCTCGAGCAGTGGGCCACCGGCCAACGTCATTATGCTCACGGCCGAGGATGCGCTCGACGACGAAGTTATCCCACGCCTGATGGCCGCAGGAGCGGATCTGAAGCGAGTCCACATCCTGAAGAGAATTCGGACCGACAAGAAAACCCACCGCCAGTTCTTGCTGGGCGAGGACTTGGACGTGCTCAAGCAATGCATCGAGGAAGTAAAAGATGTAGCACTGGTCACGCTCGACCCCATCACGGCGTATATGGGCAAGATTGACTCGCATAAATCCACAGAAGTGCGCGGGCAACTGGGCCCGCTGAAGGACCTCGCTGAAGAGATGAGAGTGGCTTTTAGCGCCATCACCCATCCGCCGAAAGCGCCATCGCAAAAAGCCATTGACCACTTCATCGGGTCGCAGGCTTTCATCGCTGCCGGGCGCATCGGCCACTTGTGCATCCCCGAGATGGACGAGGACAAGGAACCGACCGGGCGTATTCTGTTCGCTCACGCCAAGCACAATCCGTCGAGGTCGAAACCCACTTACGCTTATGAGATCCAGAGCAAAGTTGTCCAGAAGTCACCTGACGTCATCGAGTCTCCGTTCGCCGTGTTCTTCAAGGAGCCGGTCGACATCACTGCGGATCAAGCGATCAGCGCAGCGAGCGGGCGAAGCAAGGATGGCGAGCGGTATGCGGAGCAACGGGTGCTGCAGACACTGTTGGGCGAGTTATTGGCTGCCGGGCCTGTGCTGGCGAAAGAGATCAAGGACACCGTGGAGAAGCGGGGGTTCACCGATAAGCAATTGCGCAAGGCGCGACAGGAGTTGAAAGTGGAGACGCATAAGGTCGGAGGATCGGACGGCGAGTGGTGGCTATGCTTGCCGGGAACGTGGAACCGGTGAAATGCCCTACGCGCGTATGCGCGCGTGCGCGTGCGCGCGCACGGGGTCCGTCACAGCAGGGCGCCTTTGGATTCTTTGAGTGTTTTCAATGGGTTACCAGGGCATCTTTAAAGGGCGTCTTTGGATGCTTCAGGGCATCTTTAAATCCTCACTTAATTTTAAAGATGCCCTGAGAATTTTAAAGATGCCCTCAAAAATTTTTAAAGACGCCCTGGTAACTGCTTGATAAGGCTCAAAGAAGTAAACACGCCCTCAAAAAATGGGCATTACGCGCGTACGCGCGCGAGGGAGCCGGAACTTCTTTGAGCCATTCCCAAACATCATCCTCGTGCTCGGCGACTATTGACTATCTTTGCGGTCGACTCTTCGATGGTGCGGCACAGTTCGAGGATGGCTTCCATGATCATCTGCGCTTCCGACAGTTCGGGGTCGACACCGGGATAGTAATACATGTCTGCTTTGCGCCTCAGGGCGCTGCGGCGTTCGGAGGAGGTTTTCGGCTTCTTCACTTGGCCGCTCCCTTGATCGCCTTCCGCAGTGCTGGGATGTCTTCCTCGTTGATGACCCAACGACCCACAGGCTTCGCCCAGCGGAGCGCACGCATGGCTCGGCGGATTTGCCGGCCGGATACGCCTAGCTGCTCGGCGACGGCGTCCACGGGCATCTGGACGGGCGCTGAGGACTGGCGTGGCGGTGACTCCCAAGTCGGCTGCGAGGACGAGGATTTACCCGGTGTGGCCGTTGGCGCTGCCGCGCTGGTAGCTGAGACTTTCATCGCAGCGACCCGCGCCTTGCGCTTCTCGCGGCGGGTCTGCGGCGCAGGCGTCGAGGGCGCGTCGCTCAAGAATCGCTCGACCGTGCGCTCCTCCTGCGGCTGGAGAAGTTGTTCGTCGTCGAGCTCCATGATGTCTTCGAGATGGGTGCACTCGACCTTGACGCCGAGGCGTGAGAGGATAGTCACATGGTCGAGCCATTTGAAAGGTTCGCCCCCCAGAGCGAGAGCGATCTGCGATCGCGCCTCGCGCAGGGATCCCCATGTGGTGATGAGTTGCTTATCGCGTCCCCTGGTTATGTAGACGCAAGTCGCTGCCGGCCGCGAGGGCGGTGAGGGCGGTGTGGATCTTCTCGTATCAGTCATTGCGGTTCTCCAGTTTTGGTGCTGACAGATGTCGCACGTCGATCTTAGACTGAAGCGGGGGAAAAGCAACCGTTAACGCATAGGGGGTAATACCCATATGGCAAAGCTCGAGCAGAAAACCGTCAACGCCGGCTGCGTCGCTGCGCAGGCCCGGTTCAACGCCATGTCGATCACGGAGGCCAAGGAGCAGATCTCGTACGACATGCAAGGCTTCCTGGCCAGCATGGTCGAGCGCAAGGAGTGGAACTTGCCTCGAGGATTGCTCAAGCTGGCCGAACTGATCGACCTCATCGCCAAGGAGAATGGCATTTGACCCTCAACGACGTCTACTTCATCTGGAGCAATGAGCACAACGGCTGGTGGGCGCCCGACAGACGGGGCTACGCGAGCGGATTGCTCGGCGCTGGCGAGTACACCCGCGACGAGGCGATCGCCATCTGCAGAGACGCCCTGCCCTCCGCAAGCCATGTCAAGAGGATCTCGGAGATACCGGTGCGCCGTCAGGATGTGATGGAAGTTCTCGACCGAGCGGCGCACGTGCCCAAGGAGGTGTGGTCGGGCAATGACTAAAACGGATTTGACAGATACGGCCGAAGTATATAAATATATGTATGTTGTAAAACCATTGGAGGAAGCAACATGCCTGCAGTAAGAGTAAAGTATTCATTCACGGCCGATGAAGATGGGTCGAACCCCTCGCCAGTAGTCACTGAGCGGATTACATCCGACGAAGCGGTGGCGGAGTTCTCTGAATACTCCAACCGCCGCCAGATGGATCTCGAGTCGGGGATCAATGGCATCATCATGGACACGCTGGCTGATGGAAAGCCGCACTGGCCAAAAGAGGTCACCAAGAACCTCAAGGCGGGCGGCTACGCCGAGACCTCGACCCGGGTGACGCTGCGCAACCTCGCCCGGCGCAATAAGATCTTGCACAACAGCGATGGATCGTACCAGAAGAAGAAGACGAAATAGCAATAAACTCGCCCGGTGGTTTAACGCCGCCGGGCGACCGAGGAGATGCTGGATGGTGTGGAAGTACATCGATGATGAAGATCCGACGATAGACGGATGGTATGTGGTGTGGCGCACCGCCGACGAAGGGCCCGATCATCCGCCGGCTGAGTGGGATGGTATTGAAGAGTGGTCGCATGGCGCGTGGCCGCAGGGCGACTGGGGCATCACCGCATGGTGGGATCAGCCCTTCACGACGATGGCTGAGGCCGAGGCAGCGGAGGTGCCCGAGCCGGGCAAGGAGAAATGACCAACGAGGAGATCGCCGCTGTTCTGCGCTCCATCGCCGACAGTCTGGAGCCTGGGCCGGCGCATGGCGGGCGGATGAGTTATGCTCGAGATTGGTTGCGCGGGTTGGCGAACAAGTTGCTCCTGCCGCCGCCGCCCGACGACGCTCGCGATAGCCCGATCGACGATCTCTGGCTCAGCTCGCGCGCGCTCAGGGTCCTGAAGGCTTTTGACATCCTGACTATTCGCCAAGCGATGGAAATGACTGACGAGGAATTGATGCGCCTGCCGGAGTTCGGGGTCAAGTCGCTGCATGACGTGAGAGTCAGCATTAAGAGGTGGTGTGATGAACAAACCCGTGAGAATGATTCCGCCCCAGTACAAGAAGGGCGGATTGAGAAGTGAAGCTCCGCGCTCGACCATCGCTCATCACACAATGCTCCAGCGAGTGCGCAAGATCAAGGGGTATAAATATCCTGGCGTCATCGTCAGTATTTTTTATACCCTCAAGGGCGAGGTGCGCTACGTGGTCGAGGCCGATCACCCGGACTTCGCCGGCATGCTCCACATCTTCAGCGACAGCGACCTGGAGGAGAGATGAATGGAAGGGCCCGGCGGAGAGTATCAAGACGACCAGGACCGAACGGTAGTCGCCCTCGGCTGGAACCTCAGAGAAAGACTGGCCTTGCAGACAGCGCGGCGAATTTTGACTGAGATATCTGCTCATGATAAACTGGGTGATGACAGCTATCACGATGTGGTTATCGACTTGGCCCGGTCATGGGTGGAGCTTTATGGATGAAACTATCGCGCCGCAATCTCTTAGTCGGACTGGTCGCTGCACCGGCGATCGTCAAGATCCAGTCGCTGATGATCATGCCGCGTCGGCCGTGGCCTCCGCTCATCGCCAGCGACGGCTTGCTGCTCTACCATGACGGCTTGCTGAAGTGCAACGGCGCGCTGGCGCGCAAGGAAGACTTCCCCGAGCTCTTCGCTCTCATGGGCACAACCTGGGGCGGTGATGGTGTGGACACCTTCCGTCTGCCCAACATGGAGCCGATGCCCTTCCTGGGCGAGCGCATGCTCGGTCATGCGGTCAATGTCAAGCCCGAGAACGGGCCGATCGGAATGATCGTGTTCACAGGAGCATTTGGATAACATGAGCTTTCCGCGTTCCGCTCGACTCCCGTCGACGGCGTCCGAGGAAACCCCCCCTCGAGACGAAGCGGAGAGGCGGGGGCGGGTCAACTCGAGCCCCCCTTTGGAAGGCCCGCCCCTTGCTTACCCCTGAGCCCACACCCACATTCATCTGCCGGGATTGCCAGGCCGCTGTCTACGACGCCCTCGGGCACGTGCGCGAGCGCTGCTGGCCCTGTCAGTGGGTGGCCAACATCCCAGACCTTGACGAGCGCGCCCGCGTGCGCCGCTGGCTGATTGAACTCGAGGTGATCGATGAGCAATGACAACAAACCACCCATCGGCCCGACTGGAGACTTCCCCAAGGGCAAGCTGGACGCCGACGATGAGGGCGGACTGATGCTCGCTATCTCCGTCTACAATGGTGTGGTCAGGGTCGACTTCGGCAAGCCGCTCGAGTGGCTCGGTCTGCCGCCGGAAGAGGCGCTGGCCTTCGCCTCTCTGCTCGTCAAGCAGGCGATGGCGATCAAGGGTCACAGAGAATGACGCATCATTGCCACTGGCCCGGCTGCGAGCGCGTCGTGCCACCGCGCTTGTGGGGATGCAAGGAGCACTGGTATCGCTTGCCCGCACATCTGCGCAAACGCATCTGGCAAACCTATGTCCCGGGCCAGGAAAAGTCTAAGACGCCATCCACAGAATACATCGCCGCAGCCAAGGCAGTGCAGAAGTGGATTGTCGAACAAGCGCAGGGAGACCTGTTCCGATGAACTCACCCCTTAACTTCATCCCTATCAACACGCGCAATGCGCCCTATCGACTGATGCTCCGGGCGCGGTGGCGCGCGTTCAAGCACACCTTTCCCTTCCGCAAAGGTCACCGCATCTGGCGGGTCTACAGCCATTTCGGCCTCAAGACTCACCGCATCTTCTGCGAGTGCGGCCGGGAGTTCAAATGAAAGAGATGCACGCGGCCATCCGCTCGAGCCTGAGGCCCGACCCGGTCATCACCATGACTTCAGCGCCGCCGAGCGAGTTCCGCATTCCCGTGGGCATCGCGTGGTCGATCGAAGATGCCATGATGTTCTTCAATGAGGTCACTGTTCCCGACTTCCTGTGCCTGTGTATCAAGGTGCCCATGTGCAAGTACTGCAACAACGTCGCCGAGGCTGTGGCTTTCTTCAACGATGAGTGCTGGCGATGAAGAAGCAAGTCATCATCGGGCCGACGACGCGGCAGCAGCCGGCGACATGCCTCGAGTGCGGCGCAGTGTTCGACGCGGCCACCGGCGTCGGCAACGCATCCCAACCGAACCCCGGCAGCATCGCCATTTGCGTTAAGTGTGGGCATATCCAAGCCTTCGACGCCCAGCTGCAGTTCCGCCAGCTCACCGACGCCGAGCGCGGCGCGCTGGCTGGGCATGACCTTGTCCAAGCGTTGAGCAGCGGATATCGCAAGAAGAGGCTCAATTGAAACGACGCTTGAAGAAGAATGAATACCGCTGCGCCGGATGCCACAAGGTGTATGAGAAGGGCTGGTCCGACGAAGAGGCAGCGGAAGAGTGGAACCGGGACTTCCCGGGCCAGCCCATCGACAAGGACACAAGCTTAATCTGCGACATCTGCTACGAAGCCATCAACAAAGACATGAAGGACAACCCGTGGAAATACGAAGGATTGGATCATTGACACAGTTTGCCGACATCGCTCAAGCCCTCAAGTATCAGATCCGCTCTGGCTCGGGTTGGGATGAACTCAGCGGCGCATCCAAGGAAGCGCTCGACCAGATGGCCACCTGCATCGCCCGCACCGTGTCGGGCGACGGCCAGCACTGGGATACCATCATCGAGCTGGCCCAAGCGGTGCGGCCGACGGCCATCGCCAGGGGTTCGCACCGGCCCGCGCTCGACCTGGCTGACATGGAGCGCAAGACCCGTGAGATACCCGTCAAAGAATGAAGTTGCGCCGACGCCATTAGACGCTCGCACGCGGCGATTATACGGTTGCCTGGCGTATCCCCTCAGTTTAAGGTGTAATCGCCGTCGTACGCCGTCTATGAGCGGCTGACGACGCTCACAGCAACAGGAGGAGTCATTGCCGGGGTTTACCTATAAATCTTATTCCTTCGTCGACAAGGATCCCATCATCGATGAGATCCGGACCATCGTCGGCGCCAGCGGGGCGAGCTACAAGTGGATTGAAGATGAAAGCGGCGTCACCGTGACGACGCTCTATGCCTGGTTCGGAGGTAAGACGAAGAAACCACAAGCAGCCACCATCAACGCCGTCCTCCGCGCGCTGGGCTATAAGCTGGCCCCAGTGCCCACGGGCGCGGCGATCGTCAAATTTATGCCACCCATGCCCCTGCCCATCAAGCAGCAGCGAGCCGCTACCTCGACTCGCCACGTCGTCCAGATGGCCAAGTATGTGAAGGGGAAGAAACATGGTTAAATTCAGGCTCGGTTTCACCATCTCCGCAGAGACATTGTTCTCTATGATGTCCAAGGTGCTGCCCATCGACGACCTCCACGTCGAAGAAGTGTTTGAGCCCGACCGCGGCCACGGCCACCCGCTGGGCGGCTTCAAGGACACCGAGCATCTACCAACGCACAACCTCAAGGCTCAGATCAAGCATCTGGGTCAAGATAGCTTGATGCCGAAGCAACTAAAGCCCAAGCAGCCAGCCAAGCAGCAGAGGCGACGCGGCGTCGATCTCAAGCGTGGGATCAACGGCATCATTATCACCGCGCTCAGCGACGGCGCAGTGCACAGGGCGGTCGACCTGCAGCCGCTCCTCAAGGCAGCCGGCTTCTCGGAGAACTCCATCAGCTCGAGACTCCAGCAGCTCAAGGAGCATGGTGTGGTCAGGCAGACGGGCATTGGCGCTTGGCGATTGACGGACCCCGTGATGCCCATCGCCCGCGAGAACGTCCGCGAGGCGTCGGCGAAGAAGAGTGCGTGATGTGAACCCGTTGGTCTGCCTACGCAAGGTTGCTGGCAAGCCGGCTCCGGTGCCGAGCAAGCATGGGGCGTGCTCCCTCTGCTCATCATCAGTGTGGGTGGCGCTCTCATCGCCGCCCATCACTGATGACATCTGGTGCTTGGAGTGCACCGCCGTTCAGATCGCTCTGTCGGAGAAGCAGGGCAAGCCGGTGCTGATGAGACGACCGACCGAGATGCAGCTCGCCGACCTGGCGGCGCATTGGAACAAGCGATGAAGAAGTGGAACAACTTCGTCTGGCGCTGGTGGCCCGACCGACTGGTTGTCCTGCTGGTCAAGATCAGGCCTGAGCCCAAGTGGCATGAACTCTCGGCTCGAGACTTTCCCAACCAGAGCCACATGGCGGCGATCACCTTCATGTCGCCCTACTGGGCGCGGCCCGGGGTGTGCAAACTGTGACTCACCCTCACTTCCCACACTGCCACACCTACATCCTCGACGCCGAACATAACCCAGTGCTCGAGACGGACTTCCAGAAGTGGTCGATGTGGATGTTCACTGATCACGATCGCCGCCAGGTCAAACTGACTGAGCAGGGCGACGTGTGGGTCTCCACCGTCTTCCTCGGACTCGACCACCACTTTGGGCTCGGGCCACCCATGCTCTACGAGACCATGTCCTTCATCGAATTCGAGGGTCAGCAGCAATGGCGCTGGAGCACCTGGGCCGAGGCCGAGGTTGGACATGACATGGTGGTGTCGATAGTATTCAAGCCGACGCCGATCCTGGTGAGATCATGAATGAGTTCGCTGCTTGCCGCTTCATCTGCTGCCGGGCATCGCGCAAGTGCTGCGGGTGCTGTTTCGAAGAGAGGTCATACGCATGTCCATTGAGAAGCCCACCATGCGAGAGAAGTTTATCGCTGCCCTCGGCCGCGAACCCATCAATGATGACCTCGAGCGATGCGAGTGCCCACACGCGGGACTCCCCGGACACTTCCAGTGTGGATGGTGCGACGCCTGCGACGGCCCGCGCTTCATGTGCACCCATCTCCTGACACTGAAGGTGACCAAAGAGGAAGAACTGCGTATGCTGGCCCCACGGTATTTTTGGAGCAATTGAAATGCTTGATCTCAGGGACTACATCATCGTTACCGAGCCGCTCCTGGATCCGCTCCAACTCAACGAAATCGTCGCCGTCACCGAGGGTGTGGGTTGGCGCATCCCGCCCTCATCGCCGGACTATCCCGAGCGCACCTGCACGACGTACCCTTTGAGCGCGGCTGTCGGCGGCAACTACCCATGCGAGCCCGCTAAGCTGCCGATGGCCAAGAGAGCCGACGAGATCTTGCTCGACGCCTCCGTACGCGCGCTGAATATCTACAAGACCAAGTGGCACCTAGTGACGCGCACCGACTCCGGCTTCGACATCCTCCGCTATGAGACCGGGCAACACATCGGCCTCCACCGCGACGACATGGTGCCGCGGGTGTTGTCGATGTCCATCGGCCTCAACGGCGACTACACGGGCGGTGAGTTCAAGTTCTGGGGCGACCTCACATTCCGGCTCGAGGCCGGCTGCGCTCTCATGTTCCCGCCGAACTTCATGTACCCGCATGAGATCTTGCCAGTCACCAGGGGCACCCGCTACTCGATGATCACGTGGTTCATGTGACAGAAGCCACCACCATCACCGTGGGCGACGTGCTGAAGGCTGCCTTCAACGCGCTGCTGGTGGACGACTTAGCGGAGCGCGATCGGCTGTGCGCCGTCCTCGAGCGCGCGTGGCCCAAGGGAGCCGAGGGCGAGGAAATCCCTCTCGACACACCCATTCCGCCAGAGGCGTGGTTGGAGAAGTGAATGGTGTGGGCATTGGAGATCACCGGGCTCGGCCTCGTCGCCCTGGTCGTCGCCCTGATCGCTGCGGCGGCGATTTACATATTCTGGCCCGAGAAGGCGTATCCGGAGGACGACACGTGGGATGTGTGGGATGACTATTGACAACGATCCAAACAACGCTCCCTCAGCGGACTCGACTCGCTACTACAAGTGCGACGGCTGCCAGCATCTGCACGTGATGCTGGTCGACGCCGAGGACAATGTGCTGGCGACGGCGGTGATGAGCCGTGAGATGCTGCTCGAGATGCTCGAGGTGGTCGACGGCGACGCCGATGACGCCGACGACGAGCGCCGTCACTAAGTGGACTGGCCAGCCATCGCGTTCTGGGTCGCGCTGCTCGTCGTGGCCCTCGTCGGCCTCGCGCTGCGCGCCCTCGGGTGGATTTAAGCCACCACCGCCACTAGCTCTCCTCATCTTCCTCCTCCTCGGGCGAGAGCCTGGCGGACAGCTTCTTGGCATATCTCATCCAGTTGTCGCGCGATTTGCGTACATCTTCGAGCTCTGCTTTGAGATCTTCGATTATTTGACGCTCTCTAGGTCCGAGATTGAGTATGGCGCACTTTTGCCCATCGCCCTCAACGCCTTGCGGAGCCGTCTGGGGTCGATCCCGTGCGCCCTGGCGTATGACGCCGCCGTCAGCCGACTTCCCGGCGTGGACGCTCCTGACGGCTTCTGAGAGGATGCCCGGAGCGCCGCCAGTTTCTTCGCTGCGACGGCGCGCTCGTGGGGATTGTTGTTTCTCTTGGGGTCGGCCATCGCTTCGAGCTTGTCGACCAGTGTGGGCTTCTTGCCGAATTTCATATGAGCTCCTCAGCGTTGCTTTGAACGCATCAAGCGCAGCGCGGCTGCGGTAGTTGCGGTTGTTGATCTTGATCCTCGGCGGGAAGCCGAGCTCCGGGTCGTTCGTCCAGCGCCACCCGGTCATCGGGGTGACGCCGAACTCCTTCCACACTCTGGGGTCGGGGACCAGGACGTCGGTCACCGGAGCAACGTCGCCAGCTTGTCGCGCAAGCTCATGGCGTCCACGTCGTCGTCCTGGTCCTGGAGGACCTCGACCAGCCATTCGGCGTCTTCTTTCGAGATGATCGGCGAGTCGTTGACCATCGCCAGCAGGCGTTCTTCCTCGACGTGGTTCCCGGCGTCGCCGAGCACCTCGGCGTGGCCCTCGAGCAATCCGTGCAGGACGGAGAGTTCGTCAGGCGTGAGGTCGAGAGTCATCGGCGGGCGTCTCCGTTGAGGGAGTGGATGAGGTCGAAGAGGCGTTCTTGCTCGGCCAGGCCCTCGGGTGTGTCCTCGTTCTCGTCGTCGATGGTCAGGTAGAAGTCATCGAGGGCCTTGTAGGCGGCGTCGAGCTTGGCCTGGTGAGCCGGGTAAAACTCGGCGTAGCATTCGCGGTAGCGATCAGCGGCGGCGTCGGGGGTTTCGAACTCCGGCGTGCCGAGCATGTCGTTGACCTCGGCCAGATCGCCGACGCGGTAGCCGTCGCCGGGGATGTCGCCCTGCGCATTCTCCGGCGTGCCGTCCTGGTCCTCGGCGGGGACGACTCGCGCCATCCAGGCGGCGGCGTCATCGCGCGTGGCGAAGGGGCCGACGGCAGTCATGTTTGCCAGTTCGAAGGCGTAGAAGGTGGGGGCAGTGGCAGTCATTGAAGTTCTCCGTTGGTGTCATCTCCAGCTTAAGATATGGTCGGGGATTTCTCAATGAAAAATCACCCGACCAGCCAAGAAATCTTTGCCCTTTTTACCCGGCCACCACCATGGTGAGGTCGATGAGGTTTTCCATGGCGCGGGTGGCTGCAACGTAGCAAAGGTTAACCTCTTGAGCTACCTCCCACGCCTGCTTAGCGTAGCGGCTCGGGCAGGTGCTGGAGCGGTTGAGCCAATACACATTGGTCCACTCTCTCCCTTTCGCCTTGTGGATGGTCGAGAGCGTGACAACCCCGGAGACGTCGTCGGCGAAGAGTTGATCCACTGCGTCGCAGACTTGGGTCATGTGGGTCCCGCCGGTCGACCGGACCTGGTCGATGATGACGTGCATCGTGGCGACCATGTCCTCGAGCATCTGGAGCTTGGTGCCCTCGACCTTCTTGGACTGGTCAGCGAAGAACTTGTCCAACCTTTTCTCGTAGGCGTCGATGGTCTTGGCCGACTTCCACTTCTGGGCGAGGCGGAGGATCGACTTGGCGATATCCCGGCCCTCGATCTTGCAGGGGATGCGGGCGCGTATGAGGGCGAAAGCGGCTTGTACGAGCGGCTTGGTGTTGCGACATAGGATTGCGTCAGTGGAGGTCGGCTTCGCCGTCAGCAGGGCGTCCCACGCCATCTGTGACACCGTCCCCTCAATGGCGTCCTCGTGGGCCTCGATGTGGCTCACCCACTGATGGGCAAACTCGACGATGGCGCGCGGGCAGCGGTAGGTGACCGTCAGGGGCATCTCGATGGCCTTGAAGTCCTGGCGGATGAGCTCGAGCGAGTCGTTGTCGGCTCCGGTGAAGCCGTAGATGGCTTGCCTCGGATCACCGACGGCCATCAGACGGCCACCCGGCAGGAGGAGCCGCTTGACCAGCTCGCGGCGGGCGGGGTTGGTGTCCTGGGCCTCGTCAACGATGATGTTGTCGTAGCGGAAGTGGCGCATCGGGAGAACCAGGGGCAGGTAGACCATGTCGTCGAAATCAATGAAGTCGGTCATGGCGTTGCTGGCCTTGAGGGTCCGCTGGGCGAGGGAGATGATCTCGTCGACCGCGTCGCCCTCGGCGTCGAGCTCCTCGTCGATCAGGTCGAAGTGGTTGATGATGTCGAGCCAGGCGGCGTAGTCGTGCAACCCACACACTGCGCCGACGGCGCGTTGCTTGGCCAAGCTAACCAGCTTGACGACGACGGAGGTGAAGGGGTGGCCCTCGCCCGCCAGCTTGGCGAAGATGTCTCGGACTTTGACGTTTTTGTCGTCGATCTTGACGTTGGGGGAGAACTTCCGGATGGCCTTGAGGCCAAAGGAGTGGACGGTCCCGGCGTTGGCTTGCTTCCAGTCGATCCCGAGGTCGACCAGCTTGCGGGAGAGTTCGTCGCCGATTTTCCTGTTGTAGGCCATGATGGCGGTCTTGCCGCGCATGCCAGCGACAGCGCCGAGGAAGGTGGTGGTTTTGCCGGAGCCGGCGACTGCGATCAGAACGCAGGAACCGCGGCCGTTGTGGGCCCAGTCGATGAAAGCGGCTTGTTGCTTGGACCAGGTGGTGGGCAGTGTGTAGGTCATCAGAGGATCTCCTTTTCTCCGACGTCTTTATCCCACACCTCAAGATGAATGGCAATGATTAAATCGAGGCCGAGGAAAGATTTCTCTCCCCTCGGCCCTGCCCCGTCCTTTCGTTCCCCGCTCGGAGAATGGAGATGCCTTGAGCGGGACGCCGGAGGAGGTATCACCCCGGGACGGCAGGGCAAACTCAGTGCAAGGTTCTCGGAAACAATTCCATGAAACAGTGGGTCTCCTCGTGTGGGTGTTCAGTGATCCGGCCCTTATTGACTGCCCAGCGCTTGGCGATCCGCTTGCCATCGCGGGCGGCGGCGTAGATGAAGATGTCCCGGGTGCGCCGGGTCAGCGCCGACATGTACACGTAGGCGTCGGCCTCGTGCTCTTCAATGAACTCGGTCATGGCCCGGGCGAGGTCCTGCTCCTCGTCGCCCTTGATGGTTGGGGTCATCAGGACGCAGAGGCGTCGGTCGTCGGCCTGGACCATTATCCCGGCGTCGAAGGGGCGCTTCTCCGCTAGGGCGACGTCGGCCACGTCGCGCACGAACTTGACCATCTGCTCGAGGGTGAGCTTCTTCACTGGCCATCCTCCTCGGTTTCGTGGTACTTGATGACAATCTCTCTGAGGTCATACGCCTGGATGGCGCCCAGGATGAACTGGGCCTCCTCCAGGTGTGGACGCCAGCGAGCCTCGGGCAGGAGTATCCCGTGTGGGTCATTGACCCGCTTCACCTTGCGCGCTGCCAGGCAGCGGGCGAGGAATTCGTCGAGTCTCATCTCACGCCTCCCACAAGCCGTCCTGGTAGCCCTCGTAGCGCGCCTGAGCAATGCGCCGCTCGGTCAACTCCCGCTGACGCCGGGCGGCGCGCTCGAGAGTGACGGCGATCCGGTCGAGCGCCGCGAGGCGCTCCTCCGGGTTGGGCAGCAGGGCGAGTTTCCTCGCCTGCCGCCGGATGCCAACTCGGCAGGTCATGTGGGCCGACTCCCCGGGTCAACGCGTGGAAACTCGCCGAGGATGGGAAGATGCTTTTTGGTTTTCTTCTCGTTGGCCCAAGCGTTCCAGTAGCGCAAGATGACTTCCAGTTTGTATTCCGCCCTCAGCATGACCTTGTCCCGAGTGCGGGCGATGTTATTCAGTTTTTCCCGGCACCACAGAATGGGGTCATCTCGCTCAAGTCTCGCGCCATCTTTCAAAGAGTCGAAGAATTGCTCCACCAGACCAAAATCGGCCACTTGACGGATGATCACATGAGCTGCCGCCACCGCCGACTTCGCGTGGACTTCGGTGGCCCATCCATGGGTCCACCTCGTGATTGCATCGTCGATATGCTTGGAGTGAGCCCAATACTCAGCTTGAATGTCGGCTGTGGTGGCTCCAACGCTCGGGCTTTTCTTGGTTCGGTAGAGATAGTGGAGCTTAGCGACAGTGCCGGCGTAGCTTGCAGAGGATACGCCGTCCATGATCAGGAAGTCGGAGATCTTGCGCGATCTTCCGGTGTCCACTGTCTTGCGAGACTCCCTGGTCACTCCGAACACGACGAGGGATTGGATCGGGGTGTCGGCCTCGACCACTGCTTCAAGGCGGTGCTGCCCGTCGTTGAGCAGACCTTCCTTGGAGATGATGATGGACTCGCCGTTGAGTTCCCATCTTCCGTTAAGGATGTCGTGAACCATCGCCCTCAGCGTGCGCCGGAGGATTGGGCGGTTGTTCTCGTTCGTCTCCAGCAATCTACGGGCGATATCCGGAGTGATCGTAATGACCTCCTGGAATATCTCCTTTTGACCTCGAGCCACGCGCTCGGCGAACCAACTCGAGTCGGTGGGGGGTTTGTGAGCGGCCATCGCCATCACCCCACCTGTCGATGAAGTTTGACCGAGTCGCCAGCGCGGTAGCCGGCGTAGGTGCCGGAGCCGGCCTGGGTGCCCCGGGCGCGGGACTTCTTGACGTCCATCGTGGCGATGACCGCCTTGTTCTCGCCCTCGAGCTGCTTGAAGTAGTCGCCGACGACCAGGGCGGTGGACTTGATGTCCGACGCGATCTGGACGGGGTTGCGGACGAAGTCGAGGGCTCGCTGGTAAACGCGGTGGGCGCAGGCGACCTTGAAGGTTTTGCGAAACTCCTGCCGCTCGCGTTGCGACAAACCCTTGGGCAGGTGGCCCTTGTAGAGTTCCTCGACCTGCTGGGTCAGCCACATCATGGTCATCTCGGCGGCGTCCGTGTTGTCGGGGCGACCGATGAAGGCGAAGCCCATTTTGCCGCCTTTCCAGAAAAGGATGCGGCAGCCGTAGAGGGTTCCGGCCGCTTGAGCGGTCATCACCTCGAAGGGCTGGATCTTGCGGTCGACGCGGGCGGCCATGCGGGCCGTCGGCTTGGGGCCACCCAGTGTGGCTTGGTCGATGCCGTGGCGGGCCATTAGGCCCATCGCCATGCGCATTGCAGTGGCGGCTTCTTCTTCGCTAGCGCCGGAGCCAGCGGCCCCGAGGGCCATCATCTTCCGGATTTTGTCTTTGATGCTGCTGAGGTCGTTCACCGTGGTATCTCCATCAGTTGGTGTCAACAACATCTTGCTTAAGGAGATCTCTTGCAAACGTCAATGATGTCTTTCAAGTTTTTTTCAGTTTTTCTACCGAGGCCCGGACCAGCCGCTCGACTGCGGCGGGTACCCCCGGGCCATTTTTGCAGACTTGGATGGCGACGTCCTGACCCTCGCCGTCGACGCGCATGCACGCGGTCAGGGAGACGGTCACGTCATCGCCGAGCACCTCGCACTCATACCATCCGCCGGCAGCGATGAAGCGGTCGGCGATGGCCTCGACCTCGTCGCTCGCCTCGAACAACTCCTCGCGCGGGCGACCATGAGGGCGGAGGTATTGCGTGAACCTGATGGTCATTTCTGGTCTCCCGGCGGCAGGACGGTGATGCACAGCGGTAGCCCGCTTGGTCGCGGGCCTTCCGTGTCGAGAGCGATGATGGCGACGCCGCCCTCGAAGGGCACTCGCCACCCCTCGGGCGGGATGGACGCCTTCTCACCCGGCTCTGTGTGGTCGACGGCGTACCTCATGAACGCCTTGGACATCACGCCGAGCATCTGGGCGAGCTGGATGGGTGACCGAGCGCCACATCGCTCAGCCAGGCGCGCCATCGCGTGGTGGTTGATGAGGAGCCAGATGTAGTCGTCGAACTCAGCGTGATAACCACCTTTGTTTTTCACTGTCATCCACCCGATGCCCAGCCAGGGGCGCTCGGGCAGGACCTGACCATCTTTGGTGGGCTCGCCGTTGACCCAGCCAGTCCAGCAGCTGAAGCGCATGGTGTACTTGCCTCGCTTGCCCGGCGCTACGGCTAGGTCGAAGATCGCCGGGCCGGCGGTGACGGCCAAGCGGTTGGCCAACCGCCACTGCGATTTCGGGTTGCCATCTTTGGCGTTCTTGACGACATCCGCCATCTTTTTCCAGCGCGCCTCGCCCTGGCGTATCAACCACTGGGCCATCTCTCCGGCTATGCGCTGCGCGTGCAGCTCGGGCGGTGGACCCACAGACTCTATGACGGGGTACCTTTCTGGCTTCACCGGCTTGTTCATTTCAACAACCCCTTCAGTTCCTGGAGACCCCTGTCTCGGTCGGGGTCCTGCACCGTCTCCGGAACCGTCACCTCGATGTGTGGCTGCTCTTCGTCAAGCTTCCACGATGGCGGCAGCTTTTCGATCTCGACGTACCAATCATTGTCCTGCTCAGCCGCTCGGCGCTTGAGCGACGGCGGCGCATAGGCGCTGTAGCACCTTTGCGGCCACGGGTACTTCCATGTCGAGTAGTGATGGCACGTCGCCGAGTACGCCGGGGAGATGAAAATGGCCCACACCACGAACGCCAGCATGGCGGCATGGATGACCCAGAACCACATCGACGGCTTCTTGTCGCTGTAACCGAAGGCATAACGGGCGAGCTCGCCCCTGGGCTCATCTCTCATAGCTTGATCCTCACCACTTCCTTTTCACACTCGGCGCATTCGATGACCAGCGTCTCGATCGCCTTCTCATAGCGGACCACGGTGGCCGCGCCTATATGACAACTAGCATGAAGATATAAAGTAGAATGGTCGTGACCACAATTAGGAGTACCGCATCCCATGCCATTGAGATCCTCCTTTGTTATTGTTTTTGACATTTGCTTCAGTCGCCTCCGTGACGCCATTCATAGACGCCGATTGAAATGATGACCGGTACCGCCAGGCAGGTCAGGAACCAACCCGGCCCATACAACAAGAACACAGCCCACGCGACGCTGAATAGACAGCCCGTCGCAACCCAGAGCAATAACCATAAGCCCGCGTAGACGAGTAGGGGCAAACCACCGCAGGCGATCAGAACGATAAGCAGAAGTCCCATGGTTTACCCGTCAATGATGATATCAATGAGGTTGGTCAGACTACCGTCACCGTCGAAGTGCCCGCAGCCCTGTTGGTCGAGGATCTCTTGGAGACGCTCGATGGCGTCACTGTCGCCAGTGTGGGCTTTGAGGCAGTCGATAGCGTGTTGTATCGCGACGGCGGCGTCCATAGACTGTGGCATGATTGAATCCTTTGTGTACATCGTGGCGCGGCTCAACGCAGGGGCTTTAACCGGACTTTTACCGGACCACAACATATCCCTTTGCCCTATATTCCCATACTAGCGAGATGTGACTAAAATCTCAACCGTTACATTCGATCGAGGAAAGCCTCTCGGCCAACCACAATGACGATAGGCCCGACCAGATGATCTTCAGTAATCATCCTGCCGACTGCCAGTCGCCACAGGGCCTGAGCGGCGCGGTTGGGCGGCAACCCTTTACGCCTGCCATCTTCATCGCAGAAAGCGATGCACGGGCTCAGCCCGAGTTTTCTGAAGAGGGGCACGATCTCGAGCGGACCCTCGATCCCGCCCTCGTGCAAAACCTCGGCTGTCGGCACTGTGGTCAGCTTTCGATACGCATAAGTTCCACTCGGGTGGATGGTCAGCATGTAGGGTTCGATGGGCGGTGGTTCATGCGGTGTCATCTCAGTACCTTTCACATTTTGAGCGGGCGTTCGCCGCTGCTTGGGGTGTGGGGAATAACCCACGGCGGAGGTTGAAGCAACTCTGGGGGTCGTCCGGGTCGTCGCTGGGAAGCGCTAGGGACGGCGCAGGAGCCGTTGGCGCGCTCGCGAGCGGTGTTTGCTCCAGCGGCGGCGTCAACGGCGCTGACGGGCGTCCTAACGGCTCTGACGTGTCGCCCGGGTTGATCTCCGGGCTGCGCTCAAACAGACCCGGCGGGTATTCGTCGGCTACAGCGCTGGTCGACATCAGCAGGAGGGCGAGGAGAGTTTTCATTTTCTGCTGCTTATGACCATCAGGTTGCAGCCGTCGTCTTTCAGGCTAGTGATGTGGCCACACTCCTCGCATTGCCCGCGCTCGGACAGGTAGTCCTCCTGCTCGAACGTCTGCTTCATGCCACACTTGGCGCAGTTGAACTGCAGGTGGATCTTCATGCCCGCCATCATGCGCTCACGCGCTGTGGCGATGATGGTGTCAAAAGGGTAGAGTTTCATAACATGCTTCATCGGTGTCTCTCCTCGATTATGGTCCGATCTTGCCAACGATAGGCCGACCACGCATTGCCTCGGTTGTCGGACCCCGTGGTCCGGCCCTGCCAGGTCGACTCGCGGCTGATGTAGCCGTGGTCTCCTTGGCAAGTCCGAGTGCCTTGCCAGTCGGTGCAGATGAGTGTTCCCCCATGCGCGAATGCGACGAGGAACGCGCCGCCGACAATGACGACAAGGAGCCATGTCGGCGCCCGACGCATCAGTTGCCAGATGGCCGCGCTGACGACGCGGTTCATGAGTTGTTGTTGGTTCATGGCTTGACCTCATATTCCTTGGTTACAAAGCCGATGCGGGCGTCGCCAGTTGCATAAGCTTTCTTCCACGTTCGCCTGCCGCCACAACGGAGGCAGTGCCAGCGTGCAATTCCGTCTTGACTGATGTCGGGCATCGCAGGCCACTCATGCGCGCAGCCGTCCTTCAGGTTGAAGTGGGCGAAGTGGCCTTTGACTTCGTGAGCGGCTTTAGGGACGTGCAGGCCCGGCCGCATTGCGCCGCCGATAGTTTGCTTAGGCGAGAGGTGGATGGTCACTACACTGTGCGCGCCGAACACCTTGCGCTTGCCCTTGTGGATCACGGCTTGCCAGGGTACGTCGCGGAAGGACACATTGCCCCGCTTCTGGTTGATGAGGAGCAAGGCCGCCCACACATTCCGCAGGTCGCCGGCTGAGGCCATGACATTGGTGCGCTTCTGCATCCGGCTGATGGGTGTCTCATCGGTCAGTCGGACGTACACATCCCCTTCACCCCCGGGGACTTTGCGCAGGGTCGCCCGAGCTTGGATGCGCGAGTCGAGCCGGATGCGGTTGGAGCGGACAACATCCAGTCTGGTATCTTCATCGGGCAGGTCGTGGACTGTAGTCCCGAGGAGGAGCACGGCGCGGGCCCACTCGTCGTCTTTGTCACCCAGCTGCACGGGCTCATCGAAGATGGGTCCGACCCCGGCTGGCGTGTCCATCTCGTAGCGGAAGAGGCTCAGACTTGCCCTTCGGTCATCCGTCGCCATCGACCAGACGCGTCGACCGTCGATCAAGTAGCCGACGCGCGTGTCTCGACCCTCTCTACCCATCGTGTCCGCTGACGATCCCCTGCCGATGGCCTTGAGCAGTTCATCCGTTTCGGCCTGGATGTAAGTGACGGGAAACGGCGGGATGGCGAACTGGCGGTTGTTGATGATGAGCGCTCCGCACTCGCGGATGAAGTGGCCTAGGTGGGTCGACGCCTCGCGATCAAAGATGAACCGCCGGGCCGTCGGCCGCACAGCGATGACGTGGTCTAGGTCCCGGCTGCCTTGTGTGGTCAGCAGGTCGAGCACCTGAGGATTGTGTTTCTCTTTCAATGTTGTTCTCCTAGGAAATCCCTAATCTTCAATTCAAGCTGGAGGCGGGCGAGGTATTCCCGCCTCCAGTTGCGGCGCTGGATCAGGTCGATGCAGCTGAGGATATGACTCCGCTTCATCGCCCGGATGGGAACTCTCGTTCCATCCCTAGTGATCCAGAACCCGCCGTCCATGAGACGCTTAGTAGCGCCACCAAGCCGGTTCCCCGGTCTGGTCGACATAGGCGTCAGCGATGACCTTGGCGATGTTGTCGCCCATGGTCTTCGCCTCGCGCCACAAGCACTTGAGGTGCTGGCCGAAACCTCGGCTGTATGGCGTGCCCCCGATAGGCGTGCCCTTGTCGTAGGAAAGGCGAGCCTTAGCCATCAGGTCGTGCAGCTCCTCGAGCTGACGGGTCTGAGGGGGTTGCTGGGTCTGCAGAGCTATGGCGTCATTGAGTACAAAGATTAGTTGTGGTGACATACAAGGTTTCCTTCTATTCGAGACGTCCAGTTGGATCGCTCGTGCTTGCCCACCGTTTCTTGATGGGCAAGACCAAGCGGTCTTTACTTCACCCCCCGTGCAATGGCGTCGTCGCGCAGGCGCTCCGCCTTCCTGATGGCTGAGGCGGGGAAGCCGGCCATCTTCATGGTCTCGATCGCCTTGTTGGCGGCGTCGATCTTGTTATCGCCTTCCTTGATGCCGCTGACGCGGGCGACGATATACTTTGCTTCTTTCTTACTGACGGGCATTTACCAATCCTTTCACGTCTTGAGTTATGAGGGACAGTCCCTCCTTGAAGTCCGGGTAGTGAGTGACGGCGTTGAGGGTGGCGAGAAGTGTCACCAGCAACACGAACCATTTGGGTAGCCACATTGTCGTTTCCCTTCGATGTTAAGATGTAGTCGTCTCGGTG